ACCAACTGGGGCGACAGGTGCGGCTTCTACAGTAACCGGACCTACAGGCGCTACGGGTGCAGCTTCCACAGTGACAGGACCAACCGGAGCAACTGGTGCTACAGGTCCTACTGGGGCGTCAGTTACGGGTCCGACAGGTGCAGGTGGCCCGACAGGTCCGGGTGGAAGTGTTGCATATTGGGGCTCGTTCTTCGATACAACAAACCAAACAGCGGCTTCGACAACTGTAGCTTATGCGATTGGTCTTAATTCAACTGATCCCAATAGCAATCAAGTAAGTATTGTAAGCGGAAGTCAAGTAACCTTCGCGCAAGCTGGAACTTACAATATCCAGTTCTCAATTCAGTTCACGAATAGTTCAAATTCAATTTACAACACAAATGTTTGGTTCCGTAAAAATGGATCAGATATTGCTGACACTAACAGTCAATTTACCATTCCTTCTTCACATGGCAGTGTAAATGGTGCATTAATTGCTGCGGCAAATATTATCGTTGAGGTTACTGCTGGCCAATATATTCAAATGTATTGGCAAACAGAAAGCACATCTGTTTCTATTCAAACGATTGCGGTAGGAACGTCGCCAACAACTCCGCGTTCTCCGGGCGTTATTCTTACAGCTACACCTATAATTTCGACTAATATCGGCCCGACAGGCCCAACAGGACCAAGCGTAACTGGTCCTACAGGGGCGACAGGCGCTGCATCAACGGTTACAGGACCTACAGGCCCAACGGGCTCTACAGGAGCATCTGTCACGGGCCCTACCGGAGCTACGGGACCAAGTGTTACAGGACCAACGGGGGCAACTGGAGCCGCTTCGACAGTCACTGGACCGACCGGACCTACAGGTGCGACCGGAGCAGCCTCAACTGTTACCGGCCCAACTGGTCCTACAGGTGCGACGGGAGCAAATTCAACCGTTACTGGCCCGACTGGTCCTACAGGAGCTACTGGGGCGAATTCTACGGTTACAGGTCCAACAGGTCCAAGTGTAACGGGTCCGACCGGACCTACAGGCGCTACAGGTTCGGCCTCGACGGTAACAGGACCCACAGGTGCTACTGGCGCGAATGGTCCAAGCACAATCACGGTCGGCACGACGACAATTGCAAGTGGAACATCTGGCTATGTGCTTTATCAAAATGGAACTGTTGTTGGCGAAAGCGCCAATTTGTTCTGGGATAATACGAATACAAGACTTGGAATAGGAACAGCGGGTCCGGGTTACACTTTGGATGTGGCGGGATCAGCAAGAATAAATGGCACTTTGATTAACTATATTGCCTCCGGTGGTGTAGAGTCGAATGTGCAATGCACTGGAACAGCGGGAACGCTGTCAGATTATGCTCTGCAACGAATTTCTGTTTCTGGGGCACATGCAGGCAATATCACACATCTTGTTTACGGTTCAGGCATTGCTTCAACATCTAGCTCAATGCCTACCTCTTATACAATTGGGACAACAGTCTCTGCTCCATTAATTTTTCAGACTAATACTACAAATGCGATTTATATTGATACTTCGCAGAATGTTGGTGTAGGAACTAATAGCCCTGTTTATAGATTATCAGCATTTCCTTCTGCTGTTAATACAAGAGCAATTAACGTATTTCAAACTAATTCAGCTACTGCAGGAAATTACACCTCTATTGGTAGTGAATTTGGATCAGGTTCAGCTTATTGTTCAGCAGATATTAGATTTGGTGTTGAAAATGCTGGAACTGGAACAAGTTTTCTAGCGTTTGCCACTGGAACTAATACAAATACAGAGCGTGCAAGATTTGATAGTAGTGGAAATTTTTATGTAGAAGTAATGGCCACAACCGCTTCTGCGGCAAACGTATTTGTTGATACAACAACTACACCAGTAAATCAGATAAAACGGTCAACATCTTCACGCAAATATAAAACAGATATTCGAGATTATGATAAAGGGTTAGATGCCGTCAAAACGCTTCGTGCCGTTTATTATAAGGGCATAAATGATGGACAGCGGCAATTCGCTGGATTGATTGCAGAAGAAGTAGATGATGCTGGTTTCCATGAGTTTGTTCAATATGCGGCTGATGACACGCCAGACTCTCTAGCTTACGGAAACATGGCTGCATTGTTTGTGAAAGCTCTGCAAGATTTGTCCACAAAACTAGACGCAGCAACAGCACGAATTGCAACACTTGAAGGGGCAGCACAAACAGGAGCCACAGGACCGACAGGTCCGACAGGAAGCACACCTTGAAGGTGAATTGAAAAGTTTGAGTATTTTTACTCGGCAAACTCTTGGAAGGGGAGAGAAATGCCATATAGCTCAGAGAGCGGAAAAGCCTATATCCGTAATATTATTGGCCGCATAAAGCATGATCGAATGCTGGATATTGGATGCGGCAGCGGCACATATGCAAAAATGTTCCCAGAAGCACAATGGGTTGGGGTAGAAGCGTGGGAGCCTTACATTAATGAATTTGGTCTAAACGCTTTTTACAATCAAATTGTGCTGGGCGATGTAAGGTCCGTGACTTTTGCACATTTAGGTCGCTTTGATGTTGCGATGCTGGGCGATGTTTTAGAGCATATGGAAAAAGAAGAAGCGGTTGAGCTTTTTAATCGTGTTCGGGCAATTGCTGATACAGTTATTGTGAGCATTCCTATCGGGCATTATCCGCAAGACGCTTACAACGGAAATCCTCACGAAAAACATGTAACTGACAACTGGTCAGATCAAGAGTTTAGAGAAACTTTTGGTCAACCTACAGTCGGATATGTGGAAAATGAAATCGGCGTGTATTGCTGGTCAGATCAAAAGGTCAGGCCAAAAATTTGTATTTATGCGATTAGCAAAAATGAAGCGCAGTTTGTGGCAAGATGGGCGAATTCCGGCCGAGATGCTGATTTGTTGTTGGTGGCAGATACAGGCAGCACAGATGCGACGGTTGAGGAATGCAAAAAGGCTGGAGTGCAGGTGCATGAGATTTGTATTACTCCTTGGAGATTTGACCATGCAAGAAATGCCTCAATCGCATTGATCCCTAAAGATATTGACATCTGCATTAGTCTTGATCTGGATGAAATTATGGAGCCCGGATGGCGCGAGGAAATCGAGCGTGTTTGGACGCCACAGACAACAAGATTAAATTACTTTTTCGATTGGGGCTGTGGAGTTAAGTTTAGGTATGAGAAAATCCACGCAAGACATGGTTACTTCTGGCACCACCCGTGCCATGAATACCCAGTTTTCGACAAACGTATTAACGAAATCTACGCTTATACAGACAAACTTCTTGTCTCCCATCACCCAGATCCTACAAAATCTCGCGGGCAGTATTTGGACCTCTTGGCGCTTTCGGTTAAGGAAGACCCAGTTTGTCCTCGAAACGCATTTTATTACGCGAGAGAATTGTCGTTTTATTCTCGATGGGATGACTCGATTTTTGAATTAAAACGCTATCTTGCTCTTCCCGGCGCGACGTGGATTACAGAGCGGTCCTATGCCATGCGAACGCTGGCAAAGTGTTATGAGGGAAAAGGTGAGGCGGCGGAAGCGGAAGCTTGGTGGCTTCGATCTGCCGCAGAGGCCCCGAATACCCGTGAGCCGTGGTGTGGACTTTCCAACTATTATTACACCCATGCAAGGTGGCAGGAGTGTTACGGAGCGGCGCTTCGGGCTTTAGCGATTAAGGACCGGGAGTTTGTCTACACGGTCGATCCGGCGGTCTGGGGCGCGCATCCATATGATCTGGCAAGTATTGCGGCGTGGAACCTTGGACTCAAGGAAGAAGCGGTGAGGTATGTCAAAGAGGCGATTGCCTTTGATCCGAATGACGTGCGATTGCAGAACAACCTTAAAGCGATGGAAGCAGCTTGACAGGTGCAAAATGGAAACTGTTGTGATAGGGTTTTGACGTTTAGAGGATTGTTTACATGACGACACCAGATCCATTTGCCCCCGGTTATCGCCTGACGGACGGAAATCAGTTGAATGACCGAGTTGCGAACCCGCAATGGTCAACGACTTCTTCGATTTCGGCTACTCCGGGCGGCACGATGGTGACATCTGCGGCCATTACCGATGCAATCACCAACATTACAAATGCGAGTGTGGCGGGTGCAGGTCTAACCCTGCCGCAAGCACTTTTAGGCACAGTTTTGATTGTTTCGAACAATTCCGCAAATGACGTTCGAATTTTTGCGGAAGGCAATTCTACGATTGACGGGCTGGACGGGGCTATCGGCATTATTCTGGCTAAAGGAACCACAGCGATCTTTACCGCTGTGGCCACAAAACAATGGTCATGGCTAAACACCTCCGCAAATGCTGGTATCACCACAGTTCAAACCATAAATGCCCTTCGTCATACAACGGTTAATTCATTCAGCGCGATGCTTGTTGAGGGTTATTATACTCCCGGCGATGGCGGTGGTGGATATTTTTATGGTGTGACAGGCGCTGCCCCGGGAACTTATGTTGATAATGGTGGAACGATTATTGTCCCCGGAGATGGGTCATCTGCGTGGATTAGAAATGTTGCTGATGCTGTTTCTGTAAAAATGTTTGGCGCAAAAGGTGATGGTGTAACATCTGATACCGCTGCTTTTAATCTCACAATTGCATGGGCAAATTCTAAGGGCGGTAGTGATCGTCCAAATATTAAAGGCACGACGATTATTGTGCCAGAAGGTCGATTTGTTATTGATGCCGCTCTAACGCCAATTGTTGTATCTCAAGTAATTTTTGAAGGTGTTTCAACTGCAAGTGCGGTGCTTTTAATTACTGCTCCCGGGAATGTTTTCACTTTTGGAGATGCGACACAAGTTAATGATGTTGTCGGCGGCGGTGTGACTAATTTACGTTTTGAATATCCTACATTGCCTACAGGTAATGCGGTATTATTTAACATAGACTATGCGTTTGGTCTGGTATTTACTAAATTAGATATATTTCAGAGTGCTTGTATTGCGAAGCTCGGAAATACGACAAGTAGAATTGCTGGAGGCATCCGGTTTGATCTGCTTAATGTAGCGGTTGCTAATATAGGTGTTCCTGCGTTTAAGGTTAATTATGGAGCCGGACTTTACATTTCAAATTCAGCGATGTTTGTTTCTGGTGTGATCACGCCAGTGAACCCTAATTCAATGACCACTGTTTATGGAACAAGTGTTTTTGATATTTCCAAAACAGATGGTTTTTGGGACACAATTCAAGTTTCTAACTGCATTTTTGAACGATTTGATGTTGGTTTAGGGATCACATCTGGTGCTGGTTGTGTTTTCCAAAACATGTTTTTTACTGGCGTGATTATGGATTATTTTAGACGCTGGCCTGTGTATTTACAATCAAGTGGAACAGGGTCTGTAATTTCTGGCATTAAATTTGATGTCAATTGTTGGTTTGTAAGTTGGGAAGAAAGCGGAATTTATATTAACAATTCAGGTGGATATAATGATAACCATTCTTTCTCAGGAGTCATTCCTATTGCTGGAAAATATGGTGTTTATTTTAGTTCATCCAATTCGATTAATGTTTCATTCGATAACTTAAATGTTAATGGCTGTAATAGACTTGGCACAGTCAGCGCGGCTCTCTTTTTTCAAGCAGGGTCAACTGGATTTTTTGTAACAAATTGTCGAGGAAATAACGACACAAGCCTTTGGACGCGCCCTGTTTATGGCCTCCAAATTCTTGCAGATTGTGACGCATATAGCGTTACAAACAATGGTTTATATGGAGCGAGTGGTGGTTATTTTGCAGCAGTTAATTCGGCAGGTTCTAGTAACAGACGAATAAATAATAACATAAATGCAAATTACGCTGTTGGTTCGACCACAAGTGTTCCTGCATCTAATGTATCATACACAAACACGACACCATTTACGGAAGAATGGGTTTTTTCTCAAGGCACAATTACAGGTGGTTATTCTAAAAATGGCGTTGGAATTTCTGGCGGGCTCCAAAGTCTAACTCTTACAATGCAACCGGGAGACTATTTTTCTGTTGGATATTCTTCTGCTCCGTCAGCAACTAAATTTGTTCAACCATGAGTTATGTTTTTAGGGCACAAAGTAAATAATGTGGAGATGAGATGATGTGGCCGTTACAATCTCAATGTGACACGTTTTACGGAAACCCAAGAGGGCGAAACGGACGAGCTTCGGCTGCATGGGAAAAGGCGAACTTAGTCAAAGTTCCTGTGCCTTTTAAGATGCAGTTTTTAGGCCGACCTGTCACGGCTGTGACCATGAACAAAAAGTGTGCCGATAGCTTGGGTCGGGTTTTCAAGGCGATCTGGGATGCTTCCGGGCATGACCAGAAAATGATCGATATTTGGGGCGTATCGGTGTTTTCTGGTTCATATTATTACCGTGTCATGCGAGGCGGCACGGCCCTTTCAATGCACTCTTACGGCGCAGCGATAGATCTGGACGCCCCAAGAAATGGTTTCCACGACCAAGACCCGCACTTCGCGCATGTTCCGCAAGTTGTGAAGGCTTTCAAAGATGAAGGCTGGGTTTGGGGCGGCGATTGGGCGGGACGCTCAAAGGACGGAATGCACTTTCAAGCAGCGAGGGTGTCATGACACGAGACACTTGGAAAAGTCTAACGGCGACACTGTTTTTTATCCTTGCACTGTGTGCCATATCTTCGCTTTTAACAAGTTGCTCAGTCGAAAAGGCAGCGTTCGACTGCGTTACCCATCCAAAAGACTGCAATTAGGAGTTCAAAATGAACGCGATTGTCCAGAACTACTTCGTAAATAACTGGCGCACAACGGCATCTGGTGTGTTGTTGGCGGTGCTTGTTGGTCTGCATTATGCTGGAATTAATGTTCCGGGGCTGGTTATTCCGTCAGACTCAGGCTCCCAGATTGCCATGATCCTTTCAGCACTGGGTTTGATTGCTGCTAAAGACGGCGGCACGACGGGTGTAGCGAAATGAGTATCACCACAATCATAGGGCTGCTTTCGAGCATTGTCTCTGCGATTGTGAGTTTTATGAATTGGCTGCACGAACAACAACTTGTGCAGTCAGGGGTTGCACAGCAGCAATTGGATGATTTGAAAGGGCAAATCCATGATGTTCAAATTGCGATTGCTGCGAGGGAGGCTGTTCGGGCTGATGTTGCCGCTCGCCCTGACAGCCTGCCAGTCAACGACCCCTTTAGACGTGACTAATACCGCGACTTTTTGTCAGGCCGCGAGAGCTATTTACTATTCAAAACATGATACTGCGCCTACAATTGCGCAGATTAGGGAACACAATGCTGTCGGCGTGGCCTTGAAATGCGGATGGATAAAATGACACACCATGACTCTTTGCATGAATTTTTGAACATCCTCTTTTCAACACCAAGCGAAAAAGCAGGGGCGTTAGTGGCGGCAAGCATGATTTCTTCACCCCTGTGGCTCCAATCAATTCAACCGGTGTCGGATGTGGCAGCGGTTTTCGCTCCAATTCTCGGCTGCACATACCTGTCCATGCAGATCGGGTTTAAGGTTTGGGACAGGTTTATTAAAAGGGGATTGTGATGGAAAAAATGTCAGGCGCAGGTGGAGCTGCTTACTTCAAATCTCAGCATGGTGGTGAAGGTTGCCATCGTATGAGCGATCATCATGACATGAAGAAACTCACGAAGTCTTCGGGCATGAATAAGGCTGAGATGAAGACGGTTAAGCGTTCCGAAGCCAAAGAAATGGCTACGAAAGACAAGCAGCTTGCTGCGAATAAAAAAGAGTCAGCAATGTATGGCATGAAGACCTCCAAAAAGTTAGGTGGAAAGTAATGGCAAAAGCTCCTCCAAAAAAGATGTCCATGAAAGAGTGGGAGAAATCCCCAATGGACAAAAAGATGGACAAGAAACTTGCGGCAAAAGGGATCAAGGAAGGCTCGAAAAAAGAGCAAGCCATGGACCGCGCAGCAATGAAAAAGTATGAGAAAAAGAAATAGTTAGCCCCATTTTGGATTGAATATAGAATGGACCTAACACCTACGACCTCACAGGCTAAAGTTGTTGAATGGCCGGAAAAGCTC